GTCGAGTAGGTAGTTCATGCCCTGGTTGATGCCGATGTTCTCGCCGAGACACGTCGGGATGATGTCGTCCTGTTCGTACAACCACTCGCGCGTACCGTCCGTCGACCCCTGGTCGAGCACGAAATGGATGTACTCGCACCCGGCCATCTCCTGCAGCCGCGCGAAGCAGTGCTGCGTGTACGGCAGCCGATCACGCGTCAACGTCAACACCGCGACCCTCACGACGCCACCTTCTTCTTCGCCAGCTTCCGTCGCTGCTCACGATTCAACCCGCCGTTCAACGGCCGCACCTCCCGCGCACCCCAATCACCAAGGATCCGCTCCAACGCCGGCTCCCAATACTTCACCGCGACCAAGTCCGCGTCGTAGGTGAGCGCGAACTCCCGCGCCGCCACCGACCGCTTCTCATCCCGATCCTCATAGGCGGCATCGAGCGCCTCCACGATCGCGTCGATAGAAGGGTTGATGAAGAACGCGGCCTGCATCGCATCCCACGCCGGATCCCCACCCACCAACCAACCCGCCTGCGTGAGCTCCGACATCGCCGAATGATGCGACGCGATCACCGGCACCCCACACGACTGCGCCTCCAAAATCGGGATCCCGAACCCCTCACCCATGCTCGGGTTCAACAGAACATCGAACGCGGCGTACATGTTCGCGACCACCTCCCGCGACATCCCCAACGTCCACGCGCGATCAGGGGTTCCCCGCATCCGGTCAGCGGGACATCCCGTAGCGTGCCCGAGGATCTCGAGGCTGATCCCATGACCGGCCGTCATCGGGTTCATCTCGGAGTGCACGTACATGTACGCGTCATCATGCTTCTGCGCGAACTGCGCGAACGCCGCAAACGCCTGCGGGAACCCCTTCCGGCTGATCGACGGGTTCCCCTTGTTCGCGGCCACCATCCCGACCAGGAACACGTCGGCGGGCAAGCCGAGTTCGGCGCGGATCGCCGCCTTGTTCTCGGGCTGCGGCTTGAACAGGTCGGTGTCAACGCTGTGCGGAACATAGGCCGGTGTCAAGCCGACGTTCTGCATCATCCGTTCCCCGAACCGGCTCATCGCGATCGGGAACACGTTCGGTGCCTGCAAGACCAACTGGCAGGCGGCGGGAAGCGGCTCATGGTCGACGGGCGCCCAGATCGCCATCCGCGTGTCCGGCCACAGTTGGGGTTTCATGACCCAGCTGTCGCACAGTGCGAGCACCATGTCCGCCTTGTACGCGTCGGCGAACGTGCTGATGGTGCGGTTGCCCCAGTCGCCGTCGGTGGGGTAGCAGGTGAGGTCGTTCCATTCGAGCTTGGTGCCGTGCAACCCGTAGTTGCAGGCGACGGCGAGTTCGTGGCCGAGGGCTTGGAGTCGGGGGATGGCGAGCGCGGTTTGTTCGCCGTAGCCGCTGCCGGCCCAGGGCGGGTTCGACAACCAGAGCAGGCGGCTCACGGGAGCACCTGAACACGCCAAGTGCAGCCAAGCAGCGAACCAGCCGTCGGGCCTGGGTCGGTGAAGATCCCGAAGTTCGATGGGCCTTCAACCGACACGCTCTCCACCACACCACCGAGCGTTTTCGCCGGGGATGCTGTCCCGGCTGCCGTGATGGCCGCACTGACCGACAGGGAATCCTGTGGATCCATCATCGCGAGTAGCAAGTCCTGAGCTCCTTCGTGTTCGGGTGTGTTGACTCTGGCTCGCACTGTGAAGTACAGCGCGTTGTTGCCGCGGCCCATCCCGACCTGTTCCTGGAAGGGATCGTCGCCGGGGTACATGTCGATGGTTGGGGGTGTGGGGTTCCAGGTCATGCGTTGGTAGACCTGGAGGTCGTCGATGAGGGGGTCGGCGGTGCCAATGCTGTCGGATAGTTGCGCCTGGATTTGGTTGGCGAGCGCGTCCAGGATTTCCGCCGGCCCCATCTACGCGAGTCCCCAGCTGTCCTTGAGCGGCGCCAACTTGTGCGCGTGCCTGTCCCACGTATCCCGCGCCGTGTGCACCGCCACCGACTCCACCCCACCCAGGCCGATGATTCCGAACGCCGCCTCCTGTTGCTGCCAATGCTCCACCGCCCGCTCGAGGTTCACCTGCACCACCAACGGTGGGTACGGGGTGCCGAACGCGCCAGCCCGACCCAACTCCGAGTCGATCTCCAACGCAGCCGTCGTCAACACCCGCGTCATCGCCGCCGTCTGCTCCGCTGTCGGCGCCCGCAGCTTCAAGATCCGCGCGAGCTCCGCTTCGGTCGCGTACGGTTCCGCGAACGTGTCGTCCGCGATGTTCTGCACCGGCTCCGTGTACTCCGAGTAGTCCCCGTTGCCGTCCTGGAACCTGACGCGGTACCACAACTCCGACTCGGTGCCGAGCACCGTGAACGACCGTGGCGCCGGCTCAGACGGGTCAACGTCGACCGGGCTCAGCGCCTGCGTGTCGAGCAGCGTCCAGTCGCCTTCGGCGCTGTCGGCTTCCTCGATCTCCACGGTTTCCCACGGGATCAGGTCGAAACGCGGGACGGGGGTGTAGTCAGTGAAGGAAACGATCACGGCCATTTAGACGATGGCTCCTTCCTCGTTGTGGAGGATGCGGCCCGCAACGGGATGGAGGCCTCGCGTGATGCCCTGTCGTCCATGCACGATGCGTCCGATTGTAGGTTGTGGGCCGGAGGGGTTGAACTTGATGACCGTCGGAGTTGGCCCGGTCGCGGTTGCGGTCGCCGCCACCACCCCGACCTGGAGGTTCCATCCTGGCGTTGGCCCGGTCGCTGTGGCGACAGCGGCGGGTGCCGTGATCGTCTTCGTCGGGGTGGCGGTGGGAGATGATGCAGCCGCCGTTGCGGCAGCGGCTGCGGTTGATGTCACCCGGAAGTCGAATGACGTAGTTGCCGCCGCCGACGTCGCGGTAGCCGTCGCTGCGGCGGGGCTGATCGTGACGCCGGCGGTGGTGTTTACCGTCGGCGCACTCGCTGAGGGGTTGGCGAGCGCAGCCGACGGGCTTTGGAGGTTCGTGTACGAAAGGGCTGGAGTCGGCCCGGCGGCGGTCGCACTTGCCGCAGCGGGACTGACCGTGACGTTCGCGCTGGTGCTGACCGTTGGGGTTGGCCCCGAAGCGGTCGCGGTGGCTGCGACACCGGTGACGGTGCCTGTGTAGGTGACAGCCGGGGTTGGGCCGGCCGCGGTGGCTGCCGCACTCGCGGGGTTAATGGTGACGTTGCCGGTACCGGTGATCGACGGGGTTGGCCCGCTCGCGCTGGCAACAGCGGCGTCGGGCTCCATGATGAGGTCGGCGCTGAACGTGCCACCAGCAGCGTTCGCGACGGCTGCGGCGGGAACCGTGACGGTCGTGCTCGAGCCAGCCGAAACGGTCGGGGTCGGGCCACTGGCGGTGGCGGGACAGGATGCAGGCGCGACTTCCACCGAGACTTGCGTGAGTCCTGCGGTCGCGGTCGCGTTGGCGGCGTTCGGATCCGCCTGGTAGCTGCCGGTAGCGCTGACAGTCGGGGTTGGGCCGCTGGCCGTGGCGACCGCCGCAATCCCGGTGATGTTGACGTCTGATGCGGTGCTGACCGTGGGGGTGGGGCCGGAAGCGGTTGCGACCGCCGCTACCCCGGTGATGTCGGCGGTGCCGCTAACGGTCGGCGTCGGGCCGCTAGCAGTCGCTTCGGCTGCTACCCCGGTGACCGTTTCGTCGATCGTGACCGCTGCGGCGGTGCTCGAGGCCGTCGCGCTAGCCGCTACCCCGGTGATCTGCGTGCTGATCTGGAGCGTCGGCGTTGGGCCTGACGCGGTGGCAACGGTTGCGGTCGGTTCGACGCTGACCCGGACGGACAGCGTGGGGCCAGCGGCTGCGGCTGCTGCCGCCAGTGGGCCGATCTCCACGTTGATCTTCGACAGCCCCGCCGACGCGGTACCACCTGCGGCGGGCGGGTCTTCCTGGTTTGTGACGCTGACCGCAGGGGTGGGGCCGCTCGCCGTCGCGGCTGCCGCGCCCGGAACGGTGCCGGTGTAGTCCACCGTCGACGACGGGTGCACCACGATCGTCTGCGCCCGCCACGCCCCTGTGTCCGCAGTGAACGTGCCAGGATTCGACGTCGCGGTGGTGCTTGCCAGGTGCGCGGTTGCGACCATCCCGCCCAGGTTCGTT